TGCTGGTTGCCCTAGCTTTTTCTTCTGGGCTATTCTTGATCTCTTCTGTGATGCAGTCATTTCTCCTTTAGTTACAGGAGTTTTGCTGCTAACACGTTTAGATGGACGACAATAAGGTGTACCCCTTTTTTCTCCTTTACGGCGACCACAAGGCTTACCAGTGCGTACATCTACCCACTTCTCCTTGAACCACCGCTTAAGAGCAGCACCTTCCTTTGTCTTCCGAACAGCCATTACTTCTTCTTACGCTTGCCCCAGTTAGCAGCACCTACCTTTCGACACTTAGCTATTGCCCCACTTGCATACGCGGATGGGAACACCTTATACCGTGCTTTAACTTTTCTATAACAAGCGTCTTTGGGCATTATCGAACTCTTCTCCTTCCCATACAGCTTGTGCAGCCACAAGATTTCTTCTTACCCTTTGGCATGACTATTTCTTTCCTTTGCCCCCTTTACCGTAGCCACCACATGATTTGCGTTTTCCGTACTTCATATTATTCCTTAATGTCTAAGTAGTTTTTGTCTTTGAGTTCAAAATTTATGCTACCATAGCTTTTTAGTTTTTCTACAGTGCTGCCAATTTCTTCCATGTTTTTCTCAAGGTATTGTAACCTTAAATTTTGTTCAGCGTCGTCAGGTAGAGCTCCTAGCTCTCCTCTAGGCCATTTGATACGGAACTCAGTATTCATTCCTATCTCTACATCCCTGATGTTCTGAGCGTTCTCTAAGGTGGCTATACGGCCTGTCATATTAACGTACCCCGTCACACTAACTACCGTGAAACCAATCAACGCAATCAAGTTACGCAGAGGAATGGTGACTGCTGTATCTTCACTTACTTTCATTATTTAACCTGAGAGGAGCCAAAGTAAAATCCTAGTAGTGCCAGCATCCCCTGTCTCACTTCAGGCAGTAATACAAACCCTTCTAAATGTTTCCACTTGTCAGCTCCGATTCCTATAAATTTAAATATACCAGACTTGCCACCCTCAACAGTTACAGGGATGTCGAAGAACGCCATGACAAAGGGAGCAAATACCACTGAAAACAAGATGCACATAGCGATGAGTTTTCTAACCCAAGCTCCTCCTTCATCGGATCTTTGTGCTGCTTTGTCTGCTGAATTATCTGCTGCATCTTGCTTCTGAATCATGGACTTGATAGCATTTGCTTGGATGTTCATTTGTGCCGAAATCAACTTCATCACAAAGCCCGTAACGCCACCGCCAAGCATAGCTAACAACTCACCATTCATTTATTCAGTTCTTTTACCGTCTTATAAATCCAAAGCCCCATATACACAATCGTAAACAGGGATGCCGCAATAGATAGTACTTGGCTAACTCCTTGAGAGGAAACAGCCAACACTGATCCAGAAGCTCCAATAAGGAACTTGTTTATTTCACCGCCCATTACACAAACTGTGAAGCGTGTACAATAGCGGTACCACCAGATCCCAAGAACTTTGCTGCTTTTGCACTAAGTGCACTAAGGGTAATGAGACCCTTTTCTTTCAGCAAAAGATGACCATTAGATGCGGTAGGAGCACTGCCGTCAAATGTTACGATGACGTTGTTATCCTGGACATCAATCATCACGTAATTGGTATCTGTGTCAAAGGCTGCAAACTGAACACCAGCTCCTGAAGTTGCACAGGATAGGTTTTCTCCAGCAATAGTGCCATTGGGAAGAGGATATAGGTTTGTTACTAGACTATTCATTATCTGGATTGTTGAGAAACGTAAGTGTTAATTCTTTTCTTGACTGTATTATTGTTCATAATCTGGTCAGTTTTTTCTAACTCTGAAGACAAGTAACCTTGAGCATTTTGCTCTTCGACTATAGCCTTCTGGTGCTGACCATCCATACGCAAGAAATCAGCGTAAGTAGTATGAGCAACATAATAAAAAAATTCTAAAGGAATCTCTTGAGTGACTTTATCGCCATCAAGGTTAAAAGTGCTGGGAATATCAGTAAGCTCTTTCTTGTACGTAACAAATGCAGAACTAGCATCAGAAGTTGTTAGGTTAAGAATATGGGCTCCATCTGATTGCACAAAAAATTCAAACTCTAATGCAGAGTTTTGCAAAAAGGGCTGAGTCCTGTGAATCCGTACAAACTCAGCAATGTCGTTCTTGCTTGTTTGGGTAAAAGGAATTACAGAACTAGATACTGTTCTTTCCTCACCAACAACCAAATATCTAGGCCACATTGGAGTAGCCTGATAAGCCTCAAACATCCTACGCTTTGCGAAGTTTAAAAGCTGAGTCTTTTCGTTTGTAGTAAAGGAAGTTACCCCTGCTAGAGCAGTGATAAGATCGTACAGGTCTCTGTTGTACTTTACTTGCATTAAGCTTTATTCGGGCTTAGCTCAGGGAACTTTTTGTTAAAATAACGTAAGAACTCTCTACTGTTTACAGTGTTGTGTCCGTACTTGTTTACTAATCTAAAATAATCACGAGCAGGCATATTAGCTACACACTTTCCTAAAATAGGATGGGTCTTGCCGACATTAGTCTTTGCCTCTTTAGCAGCTTGATTAATTCTATCTTGCTCTTTTGCTCGCTCCATTTTAAAACCTGTTCGGATTTCTTTCATGAAAGACTCGTTCACCTCTCCGTCAGAATACTTTGGTACTGATGTAATGATGTTCATTTCTTTTTTAAGAACAAGCAGGTTTTAAAAAACTTATGTAGATTTTTTGCTAAAAAAACAAATGGATTACCATTATCAAAAGATTTATTTATGGGGTAGTAACGACTACATGATAATCGCACCTCACAGTTTACTCCTTGACACTTAATTATATTCATTAATTACTTCTTTTATTTTCTAGCAAACAAATTAAAAGGGGAGGCCAGGATTGGCCCAACCTCCCCCAAACTAAGGGTATGCTTAAAAAGCTTACGCGACTTCTTCGATCTTACCGTGAGCCTGTGGGTGATAAACACCGAGGGTCAAGGAGCAATCAACGTAACCACGCTCACCACCACCCTGATTCGGGAGGCGAGTCGATCCCATTGGAATCAGCTCATGGATGCCGTAGTACTCAGGATTAACCAAGTAAGCAACGTCCTTATTAGTCGTATCGGGCATACAATCAGGATTGCCATTAACAATCGAAATCATACCGTGATCGGACTGATAGAACTCAACACTAAGCTTGATCTGAGCTGAGTCACCGTTGTAATTAACGGTACGAACGCTGTCTGCATCAGTTCCGCTTACGCCAGCAGTGCGAGCGAAGTCAGAGATAATGCGACGAACAGCCGTGTCAGCAACCATCGTTAGGTTGTTGCTTGTTCCAGTTTCGCGGAAGATTGAGGTAATCAAGTTGTTCAGAACTGTTTCCGTGAAAGCACCTTCATCAGCAGCATGAATGCTGGAAGCAGGAGTACGGAATGCAGCAGGAACATCAGAAGGACCAGCGGAGTCGATCCAGTCACCAAGACCACGCAAAGCGTAAGCTGTGTCAGATCCGTTTTCAGCAGCACGATCTTGCGTACCACAGAGGGTAGCTTCGATGTCACGCTTTAGTTCACGGATTGCTTTTGCTTCAGCTTGAGCAATCTTAGCAGGTCCAACGCTTTCAACAGCTTCCTGAAGATCAGAAACCTGAAAGTCGCGACGGAACTTTTGGATGTAGTTACCAAGACGAGCACGTCCACTGAACTGGTCAGTGAAAGTTCCAACATCAGCACCTTCACGGATGCCAGTAGTTGAAGGAGCAGACAATGCGTCTACCGTCCACTCAACGAATGTTGCGGATGCTTTCTGCTTAGAAGCAGAAGAAAGGACTGGAGTTTCTTCAGGAGCGAGAATAGTCAAGACGTCAGTCAAGTCTTCGCGATTGGAAACACCAGAACCAGGATTACTTGTATCGTATGTGTTTGAGAATGCCATTTTATTTTTTAGCTAATTGTTTGGTTCGTAATGAAATGAAGTCATCTTTATTGCCACTTTGTTTAAAGCGTGAAGATAAGTCCTGTAGTACTTTAGACGACTTTCGTTGACCCTGTTCTGGCATAGCAGAGGAGGGAACGGAGCTTTTCGGAGGATTAATCTTAGGCTTACCTGCTTTCTTAGCAGGAGTACTAGGTACAGTCTTTCGAGCGTACATACTGTCTACTGCATGAGCAAGCATATATGGAAGTTCTGCTCCTAGCACTGGGTATTGTTTGTATACCTTCTGCAAGTCTTTGTTTGCAGCAATGCCAAAGAATGCCTTCCTCGTATCATTATCTTCTTCATTCAACCATTCAAATTCTTGGAGGGCTTTACTACCAAGCTCTTTTCTAAGAGACTCAGCAGTTTCGTTCCTCTGGACTTTCTTTAGTTGATCGGGAAGATAAAGATCCCTAGATTTACGAGCGTTCTTCAAAGCAGATCTTACCTCTGCTTTAGTCATCTTCTTACCATCTAGCTCAGTAACATCGTCATGAGCGGAGTAATCGTCTGATTCAAATAAAACATCTTCAGCCCATTCGATAATATCACTTATCTCCTTAGCCTTTTCTTGTAATGACTTAATATCCTTAACGTCATCAAACGGATTGTCTTGGACTTCTTCCGCTTCGCGTTTTAAAGGATCTTGTTGTAGTGATTGCTTTACTTTCTCAAGCTCTTCCTCTGCTGCTTTGCGTTTAGCCGTAAGTTCGCCAAAGCGAGCTACAGCTCTACTACCAAGCTTTTCAGCAAGATCTTTAAGCTCATCCTCAGATAAATCATCTAAGTTGTACTGTGAAAGAACATCTTCAGTCTCTTCTTCAGAAGGTTCGTTTTCAGTTTCCTGAATAACTTCTTCTTCGGATTCAACCGCTTCTTCTAGGACTTCTTCCTCTTGAACTTCCTGAGTATCCTCAGCAGGTTCTCCCTGAGTCTGTCCTAAGCGTTGGATGGCAAAATCCTCCGCTGTTATATTTCCGACTGAATTTTGTTCGGTCTCAGCGTCAACCGTGATAACTTCGTTAGACATGATTGTTTCCACTCCTTAACGCCGAGCGATGGCGAAGCCTGATTATAGCACATCTTTTTTGTGCTACAGTACAGATGAAAATTTCTTTTGTAGACCCTGCCAGTCAGTCATTTGCAAAATCTGATCGTAAGTAATTATCCGTCCAGAAAGTTGTTGAAGCTTGTCTATGTCAGCTTCGTGCATATCAGCTATGCACTCTTCTCGAAGAGCGTTAATAAGCTGAATAAATCTTGCAAAATGTTCGTGGTGGGATAGGGTCTTTAGGTCTTCTTCTATGTTCATCGTGCTGCGGATCGCATCATTTCTACTAGTCTTTTAGATCTATTCCCCACCTGATTGTACCAATTGCTGTCTATCATTTCGTCAGCAGCTTTATTGTAATCACCCTCTAAAAGTGCTGCTCGCATATTTTCAAATTTATTAAGCTTAGTCCTGCCAAGATTAAACGCCATGTCTATTAAAACTTTTTGAACAACTGCTGGCTGTCTTCCAGCTTGAGGCAAGAAAGCATTAGCGTCATCAGCAGCTTGCTTAATAGACTCGTTGTACAGCAATTTTATTTCTTTATCAGAAAGAGTTTTCTTCCCAGAAAGCATATCCCGTACGTTAAGTCCCAATGATTCTGCTTTCTTTCGGTTAGAGGGTTCGTCTAAATTAAACCCTATGCCTATAGTACGCTTGCCCTTAGTGTCTGTGTACACGCTAGGCTCTACTCCTTCATGCAAAGAAAGTTGTTCGTATATTTCTTGATTATGTTTGTCCCTTGCTCTCTTACGAGCAAAAGCATAACTATCTTGATTGGCTGGGGGGTTCTCCCTTGGGCGAAGAGAGTTGTACTTCTCTCGCATTAACTGGTTAATCCTGTTGTCGGGCATATTAATAAACAGTATAGAAACAAATATCAGAGCTATCACTGCTGCATATTCTGGGTTTGAGTACTACCCATCTGTGCTGGTTGCGTTCCAATCCTACCTATTTGCGCGTTCTGTGCTTGCTGTACAGCGAACTGATATTGTCCAGCGTACTTCTGAAGACGAGCAGCAAAAGCTTCATCTTCTTGTAAACGCTGCTGAATGTCTTGCTGCTGGCTGTACTGCTGAATAACTTGTAAAGCCGCTTGAGCACCGCTTGGACGCGCTGGAACTTCGATACCTGCATAAATTTTAGATAAGTCATCTGTAATATCTTTAAGTAGTTTTTCCTGTGCAACTTCAACGGGTTCAAGAACACCATCGGCAAGCACTGGATCAACTGAACCTGCTATCAATGTTAGCAAGTTATCTACATTTATCCTTCCGTTGCGATCTAGCTGTAGAAGGGAAACCATTTGATTTAGTTTATTTTCTTGTTTTTCTGGATCTGTGTTCAGAACATCGTAGCTAATTGTAACATCGAAGTTCTCATCAGCGTTCCCCTTGTTGAACATCTGTGGATCAGGTACACCAGTAACCCTAAAGAATATTTGGTCAGGGCCGAATCTCTGAAAGCAACGGTAGCACTGCGATATAACCTCAGCGGAATGGCT